CACGCGACGAGCGGGCGCTTCCTGATCATGCAGCGCGTGCACGAGCGCGACCTGACGACGGAGTTCAAGCGGGCGGGCGCGACCGTGCTCTGCCTCCCGATGCGTTTCGAGCGAGCGCACCCCAGCCGCTACCCGCGCGACCCGCGCACCGCTGAGGGCGAACTGCTCTGCCCTGCCCGCGTGCCCGAGGCCGAGGTGGTGCGGCTGGAGACGACGCTGGGGCCGACGCGCGCCGCAGCGCAGCTCCAGCAGCGACCCGCGCCCGCCGGCGGCGGCACCTTCAAGGGCTCGTGGTTCAAGCGGTGGACCGAGCTGCCCCCCGGCGGCACCTGGTGCCTGTCGGTCGACTGCACCTTCAAGGTCACTACCGACGGCAGCTATGTGGTGCTGCAGGTCTGGTACCAGCAGGGCGCGAACTTCTACCTCGTGGACCAGCGGCGCGAGCGGCTGTCGTTCACCGGGACCGTGTCCGCGCTGGTCGCAATGCGTGCGGCCTACCCGAAGGCGCACAAGACCCTCGTGGAGGACAAGGCCAACGGCAGCGCCGTGGTCGACGCCCTCAAGCGCGACGTGCCGGGCCTCGTGCTCGTGGAACCCGAGGGCGGCAAGGAGGCGCGCGCCAACGCGATCCAGGGGCTCGTGGCGGGCGGCAACGTGTTCGTGCCGCACGAGACCGACGCTGTGTATCCCGATGGGCGCCGGGGCGCTCCGTGGGTCGCAGGCTTCATCGCAGAGTGCGAGGCGTTCCCGCGCGCGATGCACGACGACCAGGTGGACTCAATGACCCAGTTCCTCAACCACGCGGCGCCGAGGCTGGCGCAGCGGTTCGCAGCGGCGATGGCCGCGATTCGGAAAGGCTGACCATCATGCTCTCTCGACTCCTCGGCGCGGCACTCCGCGTGGACTCCTGGCTCAACGTGCTGACGGGCGTGGGCGGCACCAGCTCGAAGGCCGGGGCCTTCACCTTCACCGCCCGTGACCTTCTCACTGATGTGACCCTGCAGGCCCTGTATGAGCAGGACGGGTTCGCAGCCGCGATCATCGACTGCGTGCCCGACGAGGCGCTCCGTCAGGGCTTCTCGGTGACCACGGGCGAAGAGGCCGCCGACGCCGCGCTGGCCTCGGCCCTGGAGCGCCTGGGCGCGCGCCAACGGCTCAACGAGGCGTGGTGCTGGGGGCGGCTCTACGGCGGCGGCGCGGTGTTCGTGGGCGCCGACGATGGGCGCGATCCGCGCGAGCCGCTGGACCTCGCGAGCGTGCGCAGCGTGCGCTTCCTGACCGTGCTGGAGCGCCTCGACCTCACCCCCGCGCACTGGGTCACGGACCCGCTCTCGCAGAGCTTCGGCGACGTGGAGGTCTACCGTCTCGCCCGCACCGGCGGCGGCGGCGGCACCGACACCCGCGAGGTGCACGCCTCGCGCCTCCTGCGCTTCTACGGCGCGAGGACCACCGCGCGACGGCGCGCGCAGATCCAGGGCTGGGGCGTGTCTGAGCTCCAGAGGGTCTACGACAAGCTCCAGCAGTTCAACGCGACCTTCGCGGCGGTGGGCGAGCTGCTGCAGGACGGCAGCCAGGGCGTTTTCAAGGTCAAAGACCTCTTCGAGCTCATGAGCGAAGACCGCCGGGGCGACCTGAAGACGCGCATGGAGACGCTCGACATGGGCAAGAGCGTCGCGAAGAGCATCCTCGTCGACGCCGACACCGAGAGCTACGAGCGCGTGGACTCGGGCGCGCTGAGCGGCTACCCCGACACCCTCGACAAGTTCGCGCTGCTCCTCGCGGGCGCCGCGCGCATCCCGGTCACGATCCTCATGGGGCAGGCCCCCGCGGGCCTCTCGGCCACGGGCGACAGCGACATTCGCTGGTTCTACGACCGCGTCCGCACGCAGCAGCAGTCGGTGCTCGCGCCGCAGGTCACCCGCCTCGCGCGGATCCTCTGCGCCGCCGCCGACGGGCCGACGGGCGGGGTGATCCCCTCGACGCTCACGCCGGTGTTCCCGCCGCTGTGGCAGCTCACCGACGCGGAGAAGGCAGAGCTGCGCGCGAAGCAGGCCACGACCGATGTGGCGTACATCACCGCCCAGGTGCTCACGCCCGAAGAGATCGCGCTCAGCCGGTTTCCGAAGGCCGGGTGGAACCCCGACACCATCGTCGACCTCGACGCGCGCCGCGCCGCGATGGAGGCCGGGGCGCAGGGCGAGGGCGGCGGGGACCTCGACCACGAGGAGGTCGCCGCGATCCTGGCGAAGGTGGCCGGTCGCGAGATCCCGCGGGACTCGGGGCTCTCGCTGCTCGCGGGCCTCGGGATCACCCCCGAGCGCGCGGAGGCGGTCATGGGCGAGACAGGCCGCACGTTCTTCACCACCCCGGAGCCCGGTCACGCCGCGGCCCTCGCCGATGCACAGGCGCAGGTGGCGAAGCTCACCCGGTCTCGCGACGGGGTGCGCGGGATGCTCTCGCGGGTGCTGGAGAAGAACCGCGCGGGCGAGCTCGTGGTGGGGCGGCTCATCGCGCGGGCGCCGACGGACACCGAGGAGGGCGACGTGCTCGAAGAGGGCGACACGGTCCCCGCCGCCGAGGGCGACCCCACGGAGGTCCTGGACAGCGCTGCAGAGGCGCGCGGCGATGCGATGCCGCAGAAGTACAGCCACATCGACTTCACCCCGTCCGAGGGCGCGCAGAAGGCCGCGAAGCGTGCGCTGGAGGTGCGCGCCGAGAAGCCCGAGAGCCAGCGCGGCATGACCCCGGTGGGCATCGCACGAGCGCGCGACCTGTCCAACGGGTCGAAGCTCAGCCCCGAGACGGTGCGCCGGATGAAGGCCTACTTCGACCGCCACGAGGGCGACAAGAGCGGCGCGACCTGGGATGAGCAGGGCCCCGGGTGGCAGGCGTGGAACGGGTGGGGTGGCGATGCGGGCTCCGCGTGGGCGCGCAAGGTCGTCGGGCAGATGGAAGCCGCGGACCGTGACGACGCGCGCTGAGCTCCTCGCGTTCCGCCGCCGTCTCACCGAGGCCGCGGCGTCGAGGCGTCGTCGGCCGAAGGTGCCACCGCCCGCGCCGCCGTCGGGCGCCATCGTCGCGCACACCAAGCTCCTGCGAGAGCTCAGCGCGGAGATGGATGCTGCGATCCTCGATGCCCTGCGCGCCGAGGGGATCGTTCGCGCCGACGCCGCCGACGGGGATCCGCCCTTCACCCGCGCGAAGGGTCGCAGCGCCGCCTCGCGGGCCGCGGCCGCCGTGCGCCGGGTGCTCAAGGGCAAGAGCTTCGTGGCGCGGCTGCAGGAGATCTCCGGCGCCACCGCCACCGCCTCGCGGGAGGCCTGGGCGCGCCAGCTCAAGGCCAGCCTGGGCGTCGACCTCCCGACCGCGGAGCCCGAGCTCGGGCCCGTGATGGCGGCCTTCCGCGACGAGAACGTGGCGCTGATCCGCTCCCTCGCGGCCGACAAGGTGACGCGGGTGCGGGCGATCCTCGACGACGCCGGCGCAGGCACGCGCGTCGAAGAGGTGGCGAAGAGCATCCGCGACATGGGCGAGGTCACCCGCTCGCGGGCCGAACTCATCGCCCGTGACCAGGTGCTCAAGCTCAACGCGGAGGTCACGCAGCGGCGCCACGAGGCCGCGGGCATCACCGAGTTCGTGTGGAGCACCTCCCGCGACGAGCGGGTGCGCCCCGACCACAAGGTGCTGGAGGGTGGGCGCTACCGCTACGACGACCCCCCGGTGGTGGACCGCCGCCGCGGCACTCGCGGGCTCCCTGGGGTCCACTTCCAGTGCCGCTGTGTCGCGGTGCCCGTGATCCCCGGCTTCGACGACTGATCCTCCCCGTCCCGGTCACTGGCACAGCGATGGCTAGCGCTGCCCCTCGGATCGCCCGCACCGTTGGGGCGTGCCCGCGCTCCGACTCGACACCGCCGCCCCGCTGCGCCGCGTCGTGGAGACTCCCCAGGGAGGTCTCCGCGTCGAGGCCGCCGTGGCGCGCGCGGGCGTGCTGCGCTACCGGGACACCGCGGGGAAGGAGTGGGCCGAGCTCGTGCCCGCCGAGGAGCTCGGGGCCGAGGACTCGCTGGCCACGCTGCGCGGCGCCACGGTGACCGACCTGCACCCGCCCGGCCTCGTCACCGCCGAGAGCTACCGCGACGTGGCCGTGGGCCATGTGCACGACGACGCCCGCGTTGAGGGCGGATACCTCGTGGCGACTCTCACGGTGAACGACGCCGCGGAGTGCGCGCGGATCCGCTCGGGCGAGCGCAAGGACACCAGCGCGGGCTACGTCTGCGACCTCGACGAGACCCCGGGCGTCACCGCCGAGGGCGAGAGCTACCAGCGCGTGCAGCGCAACCGCCGGTACAACCACGTTGGGCTGGGGCCCGAGGGCTGGGGCCGCGCGGGCAGTGATGTGGGGCTGCGCCTCGATGGCGGGGCCGTCGCAGTGCGGGTCGATGCGCCCGCGGGAGACCCGACGATGAAGAAGACGATCAAGCTCCGCGGCCGCGAGGTTCACCTCGACATGGCCGAGGGCGAAGACAAGAAGCTCCAGATGGCGCTCGACGAGGACATGGGCGCCGTCGACGAGAAGATCCAGAAGAAGGACGCCGAGATGGGCGCCCTGGGCGCGCAGATCGATGGGCTGCAGACCGCGCTCACCGACGCGCTGACGCAGGTCGCGACCCTCGGTGCGGCGATGAAGGCGATGGAGGCCATGAAGGCCGAGCCCGCCGAGCCCTCCGAGGAGGTGCTCGATGCTGCCCTCGCGGTGCGCGAGACCGTGCGCGCCGACGCCGCCAAGGTGCTCGGGGCCGAGGTCTCCCTCACGGGCAAGAAGCCCGCGGAGATCAAGCGCCTCGTGGTCGCCAAGGTGCTGCCCACGGTGAAGCTCGACTCGCTGAGCGCCGAGGCCATCGAGGGCATGTACCGCGGCGCGGTCGCGGCCGTGTCCACGGTGACCCGCAACGACGCCCTGGGCGCCGCCAACGCGGCCGCCAACGGCCGCGACCCGCAGAACCCCGCCGCGGTGAAGACCGACGGCGACGACGACATGGGCGCGAAGCTCCGCGCCCGCACGCACGCCGCCTCGCGCGCTCCCCTCACCGTCAACGGGAAGGTCTGACCATGGCTCCTTCGCTCGCCACCTACGACCGGGCGCCCTCGGGCGGCTTCGCCGGTCAGATCGCCCTCCCCGCCGAGGGCTTCCGCGTCGTCTCGCGCCGCGCCCTGGGCGCTCTGATCGCCGGAGCCCCCGTGCTCCGCGACATCGACGCCGGCACCGAAGATGGTGTCCAGGCGTACCCCGATCCCCCTGCGGCCGACGCCGACGGGATCGTCCTGTCGCGCGCCACCGCGGCCACCGCGACCAGCATCACCACCACGGGCCTCGACGGTGCGCTGGGCCAGGGCGAGATGTACCCGCCCCGCAACGTGACCATCACCGCGACGAGCAACGCGAACTTCGACCTCACGACCTGGATCGTGCGCGGCCTCGATGAGAACGGCCTGCCGCAGGAAGAGGTCTTCGTGATGCCCGACGCGGGCAACGTCACGCTGACGGGCAACAAGTTCTTCAGCTACGTCACCGAGGTCTACGTGCCCGCGCAGAGCGGTACCGGCGGCGCGTACACCGTCGGCTTCGGCGCGAAGCTCGGCCCCCTCGACAAGCACTTCGCGGGCGTCGCGCTCTACGACGCGACGAAGCCCCCGGGCGCCTACGCCGAGGACGACTCGGTGAGCGTGCTCGAGGAGGGCGCGATCTACGTTCAGAGCGAGACCGCCGTGGACCCCACGAAGCCGGTCTACGTGCGGCAGGTGATCTCCGGCAACGAGGTCCGCGGGCACTACCGCGCGACCGTCGACGCCAACGACCTCGCGCAGATCGTCCGTGCGCGCTGGATCGAGAAGACCACGGGCGCCGGCGTGGCCGGCCTGCGACTCCTGTCGCGCTGAAGGAACGACCATGAAGCGATCCATTCGTCAGGACCAGTACGCGAGCGTCATCGGCGCGATCAACGCGAAGCTCCCGCCCGAGCAGCGCCTCGACGCGAACGAGACGGCGATCCTCACGCGCCAGCTCGTCGACATCGACGCGCGCGCGTTCGACCAGCTCTACCCGGAGCTCAAGGGCACCCGGCTCTTCCCGGTCAAGAGCGACATCAACCCCGGCGCGCGGACGTACCTCTACGAGGTGCGGGACTACGCGGGCCAGGCCAAGCGCGTCACGAACTGGGCAACGGACTTCCCCGGCGTCGACGTGCAGAGCGGCGAGGTCGAGGCGCGCCTGGAGAGCTACGGCGACTCCTACGCCTACACCCTGCAGGACGCCCGCGCGTCGCTCATGGCGGGCCGGTCCATCGAGGACAGCCGCGCCCTGGCCGCGCGTGAGGTGCTCGCCCGCAAGCTTGACGTGCTCATCGCCACCGGCGACAGCGACGTCGGGATCACCGGCGCGCTCAACAACGCCAGCGTACCCACCTTCTCGCCCGTCACGGGCGTGTGGTCGAACGCGGGCACCGACGGCGCCGAGATCGCTCAGGACCTCATGGCGATGCTCGGTGACATCCGCGTCGACAGCCGCGGCTCCGAGAGCGCCGACGCGATCCTGCTGCCGCCCTCGCTGGAGGAGATCGCGCAGCGCAAGCTGATCCCCAACACCGACGTGACCGCGATGGACTTCTTCAAGAAGAATCGTCCCGGCATCACCGTCGACACCTGGGAGCTTCTGGAGACGGCCGGGGCGGGCGGCGTGCCGCGCGTCATGGCCTACACCCGCCGCGAGGAGAAGGTCTGCTCGCTGGTTCCCGTGGAGTTCGAGACCTTCGCGCCCCAGCAGGAGGGCCTCGCCTGGAAGGTGCTCTGCCACCTCCGCGCGGGCGGCGTCATCTTCCGCTACCCGGGCAGCGCCCGGTACATGGACGGGTGCGCGTGATGGAGCGCGAGCGCCACATCGTGCGCGTCCGCAACGCGCACTCCGCCAAGGTCTGCGGCGTCGCCGCGGGCGCCCAGGGCGAGGTCGACGCCAACAACCCCGGCGTGGCCATCGCGCTCAAGACCGGGCTCCTGCAGCCCGTGCGCGAGGATGGCCTCGTGCTCCCGTCGACCGACGAGGGCATGGTGCCCGCGAGCGAGCTCCGCGCCGCCGTGGCCGAGATCGACCGCCGCGGCCAGCTCCTCGAGCAGGCCCACCGCGAGCTCACCGAGCTCCGCGCGCAGGTCGAGGCGCTCACCGCGCCGAAGGCCCCCGTGGTCGACGGCGAGAAGCCCGCGAAGGGCCAGAAGGCGAGCTGATCGTGGCGATGTCCCTCGCGACGTTCCGCGTCGAATACCCCGAGTTCGTGGCCGTTGGCGACGTGCTGGTGGAGGCGAAGCTCGCCGCCGCCCTCACGCGCACCGACACCACGGGCTTCGGGGACGACGCGGACGCCGCGCAGGGGCTCCTCGCCGCCCACCTCCTCGCGATGGGCCCGGGTGGCCTGACCGCGCGCCAGGAGGGCAACGACAAGGCCCGCACCTCCTACCTCGAAGAGCGCCAGCGCCTCGCACGCGCCCGCTTCGGCGGGCCGAGGCTCGCGCGTCCATGAGCGTGCGCGTGGTCGACAACGGCGCTGACGCCCTCGTGGCGCGCATTCGCGCGTTGCGGACCACGAAGGCCGGCGTGCGCGTGGGCATCCTCTCCGACGCGCCCAAGAAGGAGCGCGAGGGGGCGACGGGGAAGCTCTCGCTGCTCGAGGTCGCCGCCGTGCACGAGTTCGGCGCGCCCCGCGCGGG